TTAAAACTATTCGGCTTTCTTTTGATTTCTAAGGTTTAAGGCACTTAGATTGAGAAAGGCTTGTTTTACATAAAACGCATAAAAAAACCCTCACATTTCTGAAAGGGCTTCTTAAATTATTTTAAGTCTGATTAATTCTTTATAAACTTTCTATTAGTTTGCCCCACACCATCTGATATTCTAATCACATACACACCGCTTGGCAATGCTTGTACATTAATGTTGTTTGTATTCTTTATAGAAAGTACTTCCTTGCCTAATACATTGAAAATAGCCACCGCTATTGGAGTTTCATTCCCCGATATAAACAAAGTATTGTCTGTTGGATTTGGATAGATAGAAATAGCTAATAAGTGTTCATCTTCTATACTTGCAGTTGGACAAGTACCCCAAACAGGTTTATTACTTTCAGACAATGGTGAATTAAGGCTAAATTCAAATGGCTCTGAAACAATATTTGTAACGCACCAACTTGATATATCTTGGTTAAATAATTTTGCTCCAAAAAACATATACTCCATATCAATTACACTACTCACATCCCAAGAACCAATGTCTTGGTTAAATGAGTCTGTACTACGAAACATCCAAATCATATCAGTAACACTACTCACATCCCAAGTTCCAATATCTTGATTAAATGAGGAGGCTTGACCAAACATCTGAGACATATCAGTAACACTACTCACATCCCAAGCTCCAATATCTTGATTGAATGCCGGTGCTTGTTGAAACATATCCCACATATCCGTCACATTACTCACATTCCAAGAACCAATATCTCCATTAAATGCGGATGAATAAGCAAACATACCCGACATATCAGTAACACTACTCACATCCCAATTTGAAATATCATCATTGAAAGTAGGTTTATAAAAAAATAATTCTGACATATCAGTTACCTGACTTACATCCCAATCGGAGATATCTCCATAGGTAGTTGTTGCTGCAGATACATCTGAAACCCAATCGTTTACTGCTGTCTGAATATTAGCATCTGTAATTGGGGTTAGGGTGTTTGGACAAGTACCCCAAATAGGTTTATTACTTTCAGACAATGGTGAGTTAAGACTAAATTGAGATGGCTCTGAACTAATATTTGTAACGCACCAACTTGATATATCTTGATTAAATGAGGTTGCATTAAAAAACATAGCCACCATATAAATTCCACTACTCAAATTCCAAGCACCAATGTCTTGATTAAATGAGGTTGCATCATAAAACATCCGTTGCATATCAGTAACTTTGCTTACATCCCAAGCACCAATATCTTGGTTAAAAGAGGACGCACTAAAAAACATCCGTTGCATATCAGTAACTTTGCTTACATCCCAAGAACCAATATCTCCATTAAATGCGGATGCATAAACAAACATATAACTCATATCGGTCACATTACTCACATCCCAAGAACCAATGTCTTGATTAAATGAGGTTGCACCCCAAAACATCCCATACATATTAGTAACACTACTCACGTTCCAAGAACCAATATCTCCATTAAATGCGGATGCATAACCAAACATATAACTCATATCGGTCACATTACTCACATCCCAAGAACTGATGTCTTGATTAAAGGAGGTTGCATAACCAAACATCCACTGCATATTAGGAACACTACTCACATCCCAAGAGCCAATGTCTTTGTTAAATGCGTATGCATTTCTAAACATCTCATACATATTAGTAACATTACTCACATCCCAAGCACTAATGTCATCATTGAAAGTAGTTTTACCTTTAAATAAATTTGACATATCAGTTACCTGACTTACATCCCAATCAGAGATATTACCATAGGTAGTTGTTGCTGTAGATACATCTGAAACCCAATCGTTTACTGCTGTCTGAATATTAGCATCTGTAATTGGAGTTTGAGCATATCCAAATATTGAAATGAATACGAGTAAAAAAGTAATTTTCTTCATAATAGTTTTTATTCAAAAGTAATAAAATAAAATAACTGTATACAATAATCCCTCATTTCATTGAAAACCTCTACTTGTTAAAAAGAATATTTATGGTCTTAATCTACATCATACTCAAACAATATTTTACTCTCCTTTGAATACGCTAACATAAGTATCTGTAACTTCTCCTTTGCCATCTAAAACTGCTATTTCAAACTCTTTATCCTCAACAGGTTTTCTTATATCAATAGATTTCTGAATTGGAACTACAAACTTTGCTAACTGTATATAGTACTTTACAAAGTCAGAGTCAGATAATGATTGCATTCTATTCTTTAATTCAATTAGTAATTTATTGATACTTAAATCTTCATTTTTAGATAGCATAAAAGACATTAGATAAGATTAAATAAGGTTTTTTATTGGACTTATTTCTCACCTGAACCTCCTATAATTTCTATTTGATACGTTTGTGGTTCTTGTAGAGGTTCTGATTGCTTGATGCTTCTTAATTTTGGAATTACATACTGTAACCCTATTTGAATGAACTTTAACTTTTCTTGTTGATTCATTGAATTTATATCTAATGATTCAAATACATCTGATATCATATTAGCTATTTTTTCCTTTACTTCTGCAGTTAGCTTATTTTGAGAACCTATAGGTCTAGGCATAAATAGTTGTATTTTATTTATTGTTAAAAAAAATTCTTCTTCTTATCCAACTTGACTTTGATAGTCTTTCCTTTTTTGCTGCTGATTCAATAAATTTATTGTCATCTTCAGATAATCTAATTGATATTATTTTTTCCATAGTTTTTTGTTTTTGATTAACTCGCATTTAAGCATACATATTTTGATAGCTATTAGTAGCTTCAGTTCTTTTAGTAAAGTACCTTATAGCAGCTTCTACTCCATTTATAGGCTCAATATTTCTAATATGTTTAATATTAGTTCTCATTGTGTTTGCTAATTGCTTCCTAGTTAATTCTATTGGACAATGCCAAGCAAAGTGTAAATGATTGTTTAGATTATCATCACACTCAATGAATGCTATTGCTTGAGTAATTGATTTTCTATTGACTAGTCTATCCATAATTCCATCTACATAATTAGGACTCATTTTATTATTGTAAACATTGGTGAAGTTATCTTGATAATTATTATTTATCCTCAATACTGACTGATAATTAAAATCATATTTTTTATAATCCTGAATAAGTTTCCATTGCTTATCCTGTTTTGGTTGCCATATTTTATTAGTGCTTTTTACACTTTCTTTGATTTCAGTTAAGTTACTCATTATTAGTGATTTAGTTATTATTATTTTATGATTAGACAAAAGAAAGTTAATAGTGTTTTTTCCCCTCTAATTACATTGTTACTCATATAACGTAATTGTATTTCTATTTTGCGTTTTGAAATACTAAAGTTATTGTGTGTTTGTTAATAAGTTATACAAACCTTAAACATTAGTATATAATATGTATATTTGTAAGGCAGAAAAGAAAAGATTATGAAATATGTAGCTTATTACAGAGTATCAACAAAAAAACAGGGTGAATCTCAATTAGGATTGAAAGCACAGAAACACGCAGTTGAAAGATTTATATCACCTGATTTGATAGATGCAGAATTTACAGAAATTGAAACAGGAACTAATAAACGATACCGACCTATCCTGAATGAAGCAATTGAACTTTGTGCCAAAACAGGTGCAACATTAATTATTGCCAAATTAGATAGACTTGCTAGAAATGTATCTTTTGTTTCTTCTTTAATGGATTCTAAAGTAAAATTTAAGGCAGTAGATATGCCTGAAGCAAATGAACTTACAATTCATATAATGTCAGCGATTGCACAACACGAAGCAAAAGCTATTTCTAAACGTGTAAAAGAGGGTTTAGCGCAATCCAAAAAGAAATTAGGTAATCCACAAAACCTAACAGATGAAGCCAAAGCTAAGGGCTTAGAATCAATAAAACATAAAGCGAAGCATAACCCTCATAACAAACGAGCATTGGCTTTTGTAAGGAGTTTAAACTATGCAGATATGAAACTTAGACAAATTGCCGAACAATTAAATGAAAATGGTTTTAAAACATCTACAGGTAAAGATTTTGCCACTACACAAGTGATTAGGGTTCTTGCTAAGCTGCCATCAAAAGATTGATAAAAGATTGTTTAATCAATTCCTTATATTTGTAAAGTAATAGTTTACTATTTCATTTTCATAGCGAAAATTACCACTTCTTAATTGAGGTGGTTTTTTTATTTTTTATCGAACCCTTTGCTTTTAGCTTCAATATAGTAATTCTGTTGGATATATTTGTTAGTTACTTATGTTATATGATTGTTCTTATATTGTTTAAGAAGTATTTATAATTGTCCAAACGTGTTTTTATTTCAACATCTTTTTTCTCACCATAAATAAATATATTCATATTTAAAATAGTTTCCTGATTTATTAATTCAATATCTTCAAAAATCAAGTTATTTATTTCTATTGCATATTTCTTAGAAAATGGTGCAGCATATACGATACTATCCATTCCTTTAATTTTGGGTAATATCTCAATATAATAGATACCTGTAGAGTCAATTTTATCAAATGTTATTATGATTTTATTTATAAATGAATTAACTAATTCTTTTTTAGTATTGAAACTTGGATTAAAATAATCTTTACTTAAAAGTTCTATCATTGAGGAATCAATATAATTCTCATATTGCTTTATTTCTTCTAAATTATTATTCTTTTTTTCTTTTAATGTTTTAACCTTTTCTTGTATAGAGTTTATTTTTGAATTAAATAACTTTCTTGAATCAGTATGTAGGTCATCCTCGTCCTCCAAGATTAAGTCTAAAAGTTTATTAACCTTTTTATTGTTTTTAGAAATCTTAATATTAATATCATCGATTTCTTTTTCTATCTCTGAAATTTTAGAATCATTATCATTACTAGATATAAAGTCTTGATAGGCTATTAAAAATAGGCTTCTCGTGAATAATTGCCCCCATATTAATTCTTCAATAAATGGAATAAATATTCCTTTATTACTACAGGTTAAATCTTTGTATCTCCTGCTAGAACATATATAACTATTGTCTTTTCCTGAAAGTCTTTTCCTTCCGTAATAGTTTCTTCCACAATCGCCACATTTCAATAAGCCTTTTAACAGGTACTTATACTCTACTTTCTTCCCACTATTATTTCTATTGTTCTTTAAATTATCATTTACCTTTTGCCATAGGTTCGGCTCAATAATTATTGGTGATGTGAAAACTTCACCACTGTATTTTCTTTCTCCTTTATATAATGGATTCTTAATAATCGTTTGTATTGTATGGGGTCTAAATAATTTATTTTTCCTTGTAGGTACCCCCCTTTTATTTAATCTATTAGCAATAGTTCCTGTACCTATTCCTGACAAAGACAAATTATATATTTCTTTTACTATTTCAGCTTCTAATTCATCTATAGCTAATAAACCATTATCAGATTTATAACCATAAGCAACAACAGACCATACCTTTCCTTCTCTAACATTATCTTTTAAAGTTCTTTTTGTTTGTGTAGATTGTAAGTCTTTTTGATATTGATTTAATGCAGATTGAATTGTTCCGTAAAGATTGTCTTGAGGGTTCTCAAAGTCAAATAATTTATCATTAAAATAAATATCTACTTTATATTTTTTTGCTTCAGTTGTAAAGATGTGCCAAGTAGAAGAATTTCTTTCAAGTCGATTCTGATTTCTAAACCATACAGTTTTAATTTCATTGTCTGATATATCTTGAAGTAATTTAAATAGCTGCGGTCTATCTTTTATTTCTGCACCTCCACTCACTCCTTGACCCTCATTATAAATATGGATATCATTAAAACCATTATCTTTAGCAAAGGATTTACCCTCCCTCAATTGATTTTCAATAGATGTAGACTCAGAATCCTCTCTACTTAATCTTGTGTAAATAGCTAACATTGACTTACTTTTTTTACAAATATATACAAACCTCCACAATATACAACCGTACAAATGTAGTAGTGTATAATGTGGTGGTAGACTATAAGTACATAAATTAATCTCTCAAATATGGAAAAGAAGTGTAAGAAGTGTAATGAAAAAAAGCCTTTAGATAGCTTTAGAGTGAATAGGAGAGTATGTAAGAAATGTTTATACAAAGAAGCTAAGGATTATAGGGAAAAGAATAAGCATAGTGAAGAGTACAAGAAAAGGAAGAGTGCATACGACAAAAAGTATAATGAAAAGCATAGTGAAAAGATAAAACTAAAAAGCAAAGAGTACTACAAAGAGAACAAGGAAAGATTAGATGAGAAGAATAAGAAATACTATCAAAACAATAAGGAGCAACATTTAGAAAACAATAAGGCTTGGAGATTGAGCAACCCTAAAAGTTATGAGAAGATAAAGGACAACTACAAGGAAAGACAAAGTGAATTAAGAAAGGCTAGATATCTCAATAACAAGGAGGAAGAAAATCAAAAGAGTAAGGAATACTTTAAACTAAATAAAGATACTAAGGAGTATAGGGAAAAGAAACAAACTTATAAGAAAGAGAGAAAAAAGAAAGACCCTTTATTTAATTTAAGAGTTAAGATTGCGAGTAGGGTTTATGCTGCTTTTAAAGGTCAAGGATATTCTAAGAATACAATTACTCAAAAAATGATTGGATGCAGTTGGGTTGAACTACAAGAGCATATACAAGCACAATTCACAAAAGATATGACTTGGGACAACTATGGAGATTGGCAAATTGACCATATCATTCCATTGGGTTCCTCTATAGATAAAGACGAAATGATTAAGCTATGTCATTTCATAAACCTACAACCAATGTGGAAAGAGGATAACCTAGCTAAGAAGAATAAGTATGAGTTTGAGGATAAGGTTAAGTATCTAAAGTTGATAGAAGAGCATATAAGAAACAACCTTACTAAACTAAATAAGATAATAGAACGTAATTCAGATAAGATTAAATAAGGTTTTTGATTGGACTTATTTTATAATTTTGTATTGGTTCAATTTACTGATTTACTTATAAGCTTTATCGCTTCCACTAAAATAAATTTCCAATGATTCTTTATAAATTTCCAAATATTCTTTTTAAATCTTTTTAGCTTTTTCATTGATTTTTTACTCATACGTTTTCAACTTTTACAAGCAAATTTTTTATCGCTTATATATATAATGAAAAAGCTATCAGATTTTATTTATTTATTCGAAATATTTTTTATTTTTCAAAATTGGTTTATTGATTTAAAGTAAATACCTTTAAAACTATTCGGCTTTCTTTTGATTTCTAAGGTTTAAGGCACTTAGATTGAGAAAGGCTTGTTTTACATAAAACGCATAAAAAAACCCTCACATTTCTGAAAGGGCTTCTTAAATTATTTTAAGT